AGACAGAGAACTGTTTGAGTTGCCAGAAGATTATGTAGAATCTACTGGACTTGACAAGATTACATTTGAAGTACCTTTTGAATTGTTCACAAAAATTCTGAAAGGATACGGACATAAGTTGGCGTGGGAAGATTACAGACAAATAAAAATCCACCCAAGCGCTAGAACAAATAAGACGGATAGACAGTGTCAATTTTTGTTTAGCATTTGGATGAATGACCATTTGAAACCAGCGATTAAGCCTTCAAAAGAGTTGCAGAAAGAACCTGTGCGTAAGACAAAGAAACAGAAACGTCTTCGTAAGTTAGCACAAAATCTTCTTCATCGCATGAAGGGCTAAAATCGCCAATGTATGCACCTTGCTCTGTTTTGCAAATTAGAAGAGTGTCATCTTCGTTTGTAACTGCATTAAGATAGGGTGCTAAATCAGACTTAGTCATAAGTTATCCTCCTTTCTGCTTATATTATAGCAGAAAAAGAAGAAAGAAAAAGAAAGGAGAAAATATGCCAGATATCGCAAACGGTCGTGAAAGAGTTAATGCTTTCTTAAAAGAGAAAGGCATTAAAAAAGCAACTCTAGCGGTTGCTTATGGCTTTAAACGACAGGAAGTAACAAACATTCTAAGTGGGACGACAAAAGGTCCACGAGCGGATAGTTTCATTCTTCAGGTTATTGAAGATTATGGGATTGAGTAGGAGGAAGAATGGAAACATGTAAAGTTGAACAGGAACTTAATCGTTTTCTATGCGTTCCTTTGAAATTAAAAATTTTACGAGAATGTTTGTTGTATTTGTTCTTCAAAATGTCCAATGATACGACAGACATAACAGTAGAAAAACAAACCGTATATTCTAGCAATGGAATGAGCAAGATGGTCTATACAGTAACTGTATATGACTAAGCAAAAAAGCACCTAACAAAGTTAGGCGCTCAACAAAATTATTCAAGGAAATTATAACATGAACGATTTAATGATGCAACTATTAGACCAGTTTGAAGCGGGTTTAATGGATAGAACGTTAAAAGTGATGAATATCATCACAGATGAGAAAAAGCGCTATCCGATGGAGCTGAACAAGTCGCAATGCTCAGAGATGCTACTTGGAACTAAGGACACGACTACATTCGACGAGCGTTTCAACCGATACGCAGACTTTCCACGTATTGAGGGGAAGCGTGAGAAATATCCAAGAGATGCCGTGATTGAGTGGTATCACGAAAACTGGCAAAAAACGGCTATTTAGGAGAAATGACATGAAACTACTAGACAGACTAACAAAATATTTCTTGGGTCAAGAAAGGAATGTAGATTGGCGAATCGTTGCATTGGATACAAACAGAGCGCTGATTGACCTTCAAGAAAAACATCAACAAGCGAATCAGCGTATAGTTGATCTTGAAAAAATCATAGCAATCTATAAAGAAAAGGAGAAAGCGAGATGATGGAGTACATTTACCTGGTAACAATAGTTGGAATCATCCTGTGGTCGCTAGTAAATACACTGGATGACCATGCTGAGATGAAGCAGAAAGAACGTCAGCTGATGGCAAGTAATGTCGCACGCATGAATCTGAGAAACTCAGACAAGCAATTTACTTATGATGTAGAGCCGCCTGTGGGGCTAGTGAAGGAGTAGAAAGATGACACAAGCGGAACGAATTAGGGAATATTATAGAGAGCGCCCTGCTGCCTCATGTGATGAAGTGGCTGAGGTTGTTGGTACAACAAATAGCAACGTAAGGGCGAACCTGGCCAAAGACATCAAGGCGGGCAGATGTGTCCGCTTGGAAGATAAGTCATACGACTATTCGCCTTACTTCAACCACACAAAGGAACTCACAGAGTTGGTTGATTGGAAAAATGACAACAGACGTGAGTGGGTTGATATGCTGACAAGAGCAGCAGAAAAAGAAACTGATAGCAATGTTATGCGATTGCTAATAAAAGAAGCAAATAAATTGATGAAAGAGGTGACGAAGTAAATGGTTCGAAATAAATTGACAGATTTAACAAATACTTTGTTTGCCCAACTAGAAACTCTGGATGATAGGGATCTTACGGCAGATGAACTAAAAGTGGAATTGCAGCGCTCAAAACAGATGGTCGCTATCTCAGGTCAAATCCTACAAGCTGGCCAGTTGGCGTTAGATGCTGAAAAATTCAAAGACAAGGTAGGTGAGGTAAATGCCCCGATCGCTTTGCTGGAAGGATGAGTACACAGAGTACATGCATGAAATATGCCCTGGTCGATTAACTCCTGAAGTAACCAGGTTGCTGAACGAAAAATTTGGTACGACCTATACCAAGACTCAAATAGGAGAAGTACGCAGACGTTTAGGGTTACCAGTTGGAAAAGTATATCAAGGTAAACTGCTGACAAAGGAGCAACACGATTATCTTGTGTCAATCCAAAAAAATAAGATTTCTCGTGATGTCGCAAATAAAATGAACCAAAAATTTGGCTTATCGCTAACGGAGAAACAGATTAAGAGTTATCGGAGAAATAATAATCTACATAGTGGTTTGACGGGAAGATTCGAGAAAGGTCAGACTCCCCACAATAAGGGGAAGAAGTACCCCAATATGCCCAAAAACAGCGGGCAGTTCAAAAAAGGTAATCGACCTCCAAATTATGTACCTGTCGGCACTATCAACTACACAACAGACGGTTATCCGAAAGAAAAGATTGGAGAACCTAATCAATGGGTCTTGAAACATCGTAAAGTCTGGGAGGACCATCACGGACCAATACCAAAAGGGTACTCAATCGTTTTTCTGGACGGTGATAAAACAAACTATGATATTTCAAACCTGGCATGTTTATCTAAGAACGAAATTGCTAGAATGAATCAAAATCATCTATTTACGTCCAATGCTGATTTAACTAAATCAGGTATTGGACTAACAAAACTCACAAACAAAATCAGAGAGGTAGAAAAAAATGGCTAGTTTATACGAACTGACAGGTCAGTTCCTGACAATTTATCAAATGGATATCGATGACGAAACAAAAACGGACACGCTTGAGGCTATCGATTGGCAAGAGCAATTCGAACAGAAAGCGGAAGGATATGCCCATATTATCAAGAATCTAGAAGCAGACGTGGCCATGTACAAGGCTGAGGAAGATAGCTTCAAAGCAAAGAAACAGGCAGCGCAAAAAAAGCTGGATTATGTTAAAGATAACATTATGACAGCGATGAACGTCACAGGTCAAACAGAGGTCAAGAGCGGTGCCCTGATTATAAAAGTTACTAAGAATCCAGAATCAGTCAAGGTCAATGAAGACGACCTTCCGAAAAAATATTTTACAAAAAAAGTGACGCTCACACCGGACAAAAAAACACTCAAAGAGTTGCTTAAATCTGGCAAGAAAGTCAAAGGAGCTGAGCTCATTCGAACAGAAAAGTTGGTGATTAAGTAATGGAATTGATGAATAAAACACGAGTAACGGATTCGCTAGCAGTTGTGATTGGACCGGAATCAATTGAAGTACTTGTTACTGAAGGATTTCTATTTGATGTTGCGATTCGTTTTGTGAAGGTGGATGAAACAAATCTTGATCAGGGAAATGAAAAACCGGTATTTACTCCGGAGTACAAACTGGTCACAGTCGCTAAATACAAGGAAAAACCTATTTTTGAATCCGAGGAAGATATTCGGAGATTCGAAAAACAAGCAAAAGAAATTAAGGCGCTATTTGCCTTTGCAAAAGTTAACAAACAAAATTGGTTTAACACGGCCCTTTATCCAGGAGTGCTGACTGAGAAAGTTGGTGTCTAATGAAAATTTTAGCAATTGATCCATCAAGCAACAAAATTGAAACCAGTACAACAGGAATTGTGCTATTGGATAATGCGAAGCTGGTTGACTATTGGGTGGTCCCTTATGGTGGTCAAAACTTCAAAGCCTGGTTCAAAGAGATTGGTCGGAGTCTTGAATTTGACATAGTGGTCGTTGAAAAATTTGAGGTTAGGGACAATGATTATTCCAGGGACAACTCGGTTGTAGAAACTATTGCAGCCATTGAGCTATGCTATCCGAATTTGGTTCTGCAAAGAAATGCTGGCTATCAGACAGATATACCTAACGACTTACTAAAAGCCTTAGGGCTGTGGACCTTTGACAAGAGCCATCACAACGATGTGAGGGCAGCTGCAAGGCTCGGGCTCTTCTATGCCCAACGGAATGACATCGAGGAGGTGATTGTGGACATTGGCAATCGAATTACGCAAATGGCAAGCTGAAGCAGTTAAACGAAGCGACCGTAATTGCCCTGGGATCTTTCTTGAA